CACATGGATACTTCGGTAGACTTATCTTCCAGTATGCATCATTCAACAACTCAAGAAGTCTTCACTTCTTCCTTGCATCATTCCCAGTTGTATGTGTATGGTTAACCTCAATGGGTATCTGTACAATGGCATTCAACCTTAACGGTTTCAACTTCAACCAGTCTGTCGTAGACGCATCTGGTAAGGTTGTTCCTACATGGGGTGACGTATTGAATAGAGCAAACCTTGGTATGGAAGTTATGCATGAAAGAAATGCACACAACTTCCCACTTGACCTAGCATCTGCTGAGTCAACTCAGGTTGCACTTACTGCACCAGCAATAGGTTGACGTTTAACCTACTGTATGTTAGAATGAGGGGATCAAACCCCTCATTTTTTATGCATGAAAATAGAAGCGTACACAACAAGTGAGTGCTCATACTGTGATCACTTGAAAGAACTTCTGTTAAGAGCAGATCTTAAAGATAGTACTACCTTCATAAAAGTTGGTAAAGATATTACAAGAGAGCAATTCATAGAGAAATTTCCTGATGCTAATGGATATCCATATGTTATAATCGATGGTGAAATACTTCCAGGTTTAGTACCTACTGCTAGGTACTTGGTTCAAAAGAATCTGATTAAATCTGGTCAACGTATAGATCCTGAGAGAACAAAGAAGGTTATTCAAACAGAATTACACCATCAAGGTGTGATTGTAGGGAAAGTCACCCCACTAAGTGAGCAGAATGGAGATAAATAAAGGCACAGAGCTCATGTTAAGGAGGAAAAAGAAAGTTTCCCCAGTTCTTAAAAGACTGGGTTATGATTCAACATTCTCCCTTATCAACAGGAGTTTTAGGTTCAAACTAGAACTTAGTTGGGAGAAAATTACCCAGTAGAGGAGCTAGAAATGGATACCGCAACAACGATTTATATCTCAGGGACTTTATCATTCATATTCTTATGTGTCGGAATTATAATTGGATGGAATGGAAAACAATTTGCACATGATTACATGTGGTCAAGAGATGAGGTACAGCAAGCATATCACCCAGAAATGTACGATGATAATGGGATACTGCTAACACAAGAACTACTATCAGTAAAATTTATTAATGAGGATGAACTAGATGAAACTTTTGATGAATGAGGTACTACAAAAAGTATCCAACGCAAAGACTAAGAAAGAAAAGATTGTATTGCTTCAAAAATTTAATACAAATGCATTAAGATCTCTTCTTATTATTAACTTTGATGAGTCTGTTATTTCTATGCTACCTGATGGTGCTGTTCCATACACACCTAATGAAGCACCAGAGGGCACAGAACACACAGTATTAGAGAAAGAATATAGATTGCTATATCATTTCTTTAAGGGTGGTTCTAAGGTCTCTCAGAGTAAGAGAGAACAAATGTTTGTTCAATTATTAGAAGGACTAACTGCACCTGAAGCAGAGACTTTAATTCTTGCTAAAGATAAAAAGATTGGTAAACGATATAAGATTACCAAGGCAACTGTAACAGAAGCATTTCCATCTATAGTGTGGGGCAATAGAAGTTGAAAATACTACATGAAAATTGTGATCCTAAGTTAGCAGACGATAGGCAACTACCTTATACTGCATACCTTGTTCAGTATGAACTAGAAGGCAAGGCAGCATATGATATTGCTGTCTCTACTAAAGCAGTAGAGATCTTTGATCATTACTATGATAAGTACAAGAAAGGTTTCAAAAAATTTCAACAGTCTGGTGGTACTGTAGATCCTAGGAGATGGTCTGATGCACAGAAACAAGCAGCAACACCACCAAGAAAGAAAAGAAGAAGAAAAGCAGCAGAAGATGATGCATAGGCGAGACATATTCGCTACCCCTATCTGGGTGTTTGAAGTTGATATGGATAAGATTGTTGTTCCTTATCAACCTAAAGATTATAAACCTACATTTGAGAGTGGTTTGCAAACTACTTACACTAGGCAGTACGTTCCACAGGAAACGTATGCTTATCTTCGTAGTGTTATAGCACCAGCACTTAATAGTATGGAAGATCCTTGGAAGACTATGAAGTTTGTTGATGTCTGGAGGAATAGGTATGAACCACATGACTATCAAGCAACACACTTACATCCAAAAGTTCAATGGAGTTTCATAATCTATGAGGATGTTGAGTCTAAGACTATCTTCATGCATCCAGCACATAAACTGATTCAGAATCAAGCTCATGCTATGTTTACCAAAGATCATGAGTATATTTTTGAACCTAAGATACCACCAAGTCATATGATACTGTTCCCATCATGGATAGAACATCAAGTCAGACCAGGTAACGAAGGTCATACTATTGCAGGTAACATTGAATTAAAAGAGTAATGGATCTTTGGAAATTTGATCAAGTACTATCACGTAATGATTATTTCATACTACTAGAGGAGTTTGATCCTTTCTACAACCATTGGTGCTTCACTAAAAGTGAGTACAAAGGTAAAGAGATTCGTGCTAAGAAGAATCAGATAGTACCACCTAACTGGGGAACTCTTAAGAAACCTAGACTGGGTGGTGTTGGTGATAACATGGTCTTTATTAACTTTGCTGAACGTCTGAAGTATCTTGTTCAGAAAACTATTGAGAGAAAGGTACAACTAACAAGGATAAACACTAACATACAATTTCCATTACAAGAATCCACATTTCATCCTGATGGTGGTTTAGATTCATGGACACTAATATTATTTGTATGTAAAGGATGGGATCCTAGTTGGGGTGGAGATTTTTTATGTTTGGATGGAGATCAGCAAGAGTCTGTACCATGCAGACCTAATACTGGTGTCTTGTTCAATGCTTCTCTCATGCACAGAGGGATAGCACCTAATCAGTTTGCCCTGTTTGAAAGGAAAACCATAGCATTTACATACAAAAACTTAAGAGAATATTAAATTGTACGGTTTGTTACAAAACTACTTGACTATATACTACAACTGTGTTAGTATTAACACATCGTTCAACCTCAATAGAGGTCGCAACTAAGCCGACTCGGAACGGATCGTTCATCTCATGCATGGATTTCTCCTCAGTATGATAGCACTAAGCAGTCCTTTGACTTGTGAAGATGCTATCCATTTGTTAGATACTATCAGACCATCAGTTAATCATTACGATGAAATTGTTGAGACGATTAAAGTGAACACTGAAGAGGGATGTGAGTTTGAGACGCACAAGTTGACTGAAGGAACGGACTAAACACCCTACTACTTTGGAGAAACCCAATGGCACAAGTCACTTATCGTGGTGTCAAGTACGACACTGATACACGTAAAGCAGATGCACCTGCTAAATCAGACATGATTTATCGTGGTGTGAAGCACAGCAGCAAGGTTGCTGCATAAAAATCAAAATTCACTTTTGGTTTACAGGAATCTGGGAAAAATTTTCCCAGATTTTTTTTGTGTTTAAAGTCGAGTATAAATATTTGTGTAGAAAAGCGTAGTGTATGGTGGAAGAGAGTCAGAGAAAGGATAAGAGGAAGACAGCAAAGAAGATTATTAAGCTTGCCAAACAACATCCAACGTGGTATACTAAAGAGGAAGTAAAGTACGCCAAATTAGTTCGTAAGAGTTTAAAAAAGAATGCAACAGGTGAAACTAACATCAGTGACTCCCAAAGCAGAGGAGACGATGGGGTATGTGGCGAGAGTCAGCAACCCGAACAACCAAGACAACCCAAACGTAGCTGGTTTGCTGAGATATTGCATAAAGCATCAACATTGGTCGGTCTTTGAACAAGCACACATGACTGTGGAGATTGAGACTACTCGTGGTCTTGCTGCCCAGATACTAAGACATAGGAGTTTCACATTCCAAGAGTTCTCACAGAGATATGCTAGTACAAATCTATTAGCAGAAGAGATTCCTATGTTTGATCTTCGTAGTCAGGATTTAAAAAATAGACAAAATTCAAACGATGATATCCCCAAAAATAAGAAGGCCGATCTTCAGCAGAAGATTGCTGAGTACTTTGTTGAATCAATGGATCTATACAATGAACTCTTGGCTAACGGCATTGCGAAGGAGTGTGCGAGATTTGTTCTCCCACTAGCAACACCAACACGTTTGTATATGACTGGTAGTGTACGCTCATGGGTACATTACATAGACTTACGTTCTGCACATGGAACCCAGAAGGAACACATGGACATAGCAGAGATGGTTAGGTCAGTCTTCAAAGAACAGTTCCCAATAGTATCGGAGGCATTAGGATGGGTGTAAGTGATTTTGCAATGCAGTTGAAGCAAGGGACTAAGAAGTCTCATACCATGGCTGAGAACACTGGTTTCGTTAGGCAGTTCCTTAAGGGAGTTGTAAATGAGATGAACTATCGTCAGTTAGTTGCTAACTTCTACTTCATTTATCAGGCATTAGAGTCGGAGATGAATCACCTTAAGGATGATCCTTACGTTGGACCTCTACGATTGAATGGTCTGGATAGAAAGGATGCATTGATTAAAGATCTTGAGTGGTTCTATGGTACTGAGTGGAAGGATACTATACGTCCTACAGAACAGGCACAGAGATATGTTGCTCGTATCCACGAGGTAGCACATGAATCACCTAGACTATTAGTAGGACATCATTACACTAGGTATATGGGTGACCTATCAGGTGGTCAGATCCTTAAAGGTATTGCTAAGAATGCTATGGGTCTACTTGATAGAGGTCTAGACTTCTATGAGTTCCCTGAGATTACAGACAAGAAAGGGTTCAAAGAATCCTATCGTAGTGTACTCAACACCATGCTACCTTGCGATCAGGCAGACGTTGATGCTATAATAGTAGAAGCAAACTATGCTTTCAGGTTGAACATGTATATGTTTGATGAGATAGATGGTGATGCTGGTAAGTCAATGTGGCAACTAGCAAAGCAAGGACTCCTTAATATATTAGGAGAACTTATTATATCTAAGAGGTATCGATAATGGGATTGACCAACCTATTTCCAACACCAATTTACACCATCAAAGCAAAGGGTGAAAAATATGAGGACATTCAACATGAATTAAAAACAGTATATAATAAGGTAAACTTTGAGCACCTACCATATGCACCTGATGCACACAACGTCAGCACAGATATGGATGGTAATTTTTTTAAAGGTTGTATGCTAACTGCATATAAATGTGACAAATTTCTTAAGTTCTTAGACTATGCTGTTAAAAATTATGTACATCAAATAGAAAATAAACTAGCACAGAATGCACCTAGTCAGAATGTTGAATGGAAACATGAGTTAGAGTATACTATTACTGAGTCTTGGTTTACTAAGACATTACATAATCAGTACGCACCCTATCACAATCATGGAGACAGTGATATCTCTGGGGTTTATTACATCAATACCAATGGTGAGGATGGAGATCTAAAGATAAGAAGTCCACATGAAATGTTTGTCGGTAACTTCATGTATAGTTTAATCACTCGTGGTAGTGAAGCAGGTGTTAAGTTAGAGAACGGTGTCCTAGGACTCTGGCCTTCTATCTTACACCATGCTACAAATCCTAACAACACCGACCATGAGAGAATAAGTCTGAGTTTTAATATTACATTTGCTAGACAAGGAACTCAACTTCAATCCAGTCATTACCACAAATACTTTGATGATGATAAAGCAAACAATAACCCACGTGTAAAATAACATGCCAACATATCCACTAAAACATAAAGAGACAGGAGAGACTAAAGAACTCATCATGTCTATGAAAGAGTACGAACAATGGAGAAAGGACAATCCCGACTGGGATAAGGACTGGTCTGCTGGTTGTGCTGGTGTCGGTGAGGTGGGTGATTGGCGAAATAAAATGAGTAAAACACATCCAGGATGGGCAGATATTATGAAGAATAAGGTGCA